TTGTGTCGTAATTTGGCACTGTCGTGCCACGCAGATTAACAACGCCGTTGTTATCGAAATGACTTGAAGGGAAAGACATTATTGCGTTTCTTCCTCTGTCATAAGTATAAAAATCGATGTAGTCATAGCTCCTGTAATCGTCTGAAAGCGTGAAAGTCTGTCCCCTGTAATACACGTCACCTTCCCACAATACAGTCTCATTTCCTTCGAGATTCATTGAAGCAATCAAAGCCGCTTTTGTGATAGGATGCTCTTCAAGGTACTCTGTCAAAAAATCTATCGTAGCTTGGTACGTATCTGCCTCAGCTACGGTGTTGATTTTATTAATCGCACTCACCATTGCATCACGTACATCTTCTCCATAAGCCGCTTCTTTGAATTGTTTAAGCTCTTTACTGATATCTGCCATTTATCTACCTCCTACCATCTGTGATATCGATTTCCTTACCGATACTCCAAGAGTAAATGTCTGTTGCTCTGGCTTGTCCAGAGGAATTTTAATTTTTGTAACTGGCATCTCAACGCCAATCAGTCCGTGTGGTAACGATCTGACAATTACAGTGTCAAGCAGACGAATATCATCAGCACTTGCGTCCATCAAACTTAAATCAATCGCTTTGACTTCAAGCACCATGTTATCAAGCGATACATCGTTTGCAATATATCGCTGAGCCGCCGCTTTTAATCCGCTAGGCTGGTTGATGTTTTCGAAAATCACTTTCTTTTCAATCCATCCGTATTTGTTAAACAGGCTGTTGATTTTCAAGTACTCCGAATAATTGTTAACAGATGAAATATTCACTCTCGCTTCAATTACATCACTGTTAGGCGGAAGACTTTCAAGTTTCGAATAATCTCTTACAGGATGCACATGTTCGTGACCTTGATCATCTTTGTACTTGTAATTGTCATCCCTATACCATCCGATTCTGATCTTTTTTGCTCCTTCTGGAAAGTCGATTTTCTGCCTCGTGAAAGATTGTATTTCGTCAGACTTTTTTGCTCCAGACTTGCCGACATACATGACAACATCGTTTGCATCAAGGATTGAGTAAATTGCCCAGTTTCCTTTCATGCGTCCACTGTAGTAATAGCTCTTTTGCGTATCAACATTCAACGTGTCGGACGTGAAATATTCTGGCTTGCCCTTGCATTCAGACCATTCGCCAGAATCATTAATCCACCATTCCTCGTAAAAAGTCGGCTGTTCATCTGTGTAACTGTCATCCTTGTCGATTTTATCCCCTAACGGATGCAACACCGTGAATATATCTCCCATTTCCTTTTCAGTTGTGAAGTCCAAAAGGTTTTTTCCGAAGTCAATCACCTGTGTGCTTCTTCTTGGGTAGCCTTTAAGCCAGTCAAGAAACAGTATTCCGTTTGAATCCCTAACACGCATATGACCGCCGTATGTGTTTACAAGGCTTTGTAAGTTCTGAAGACAGGTCTTTGATGTCGTCTGTGGTGTAGGATACGGAAGACCGTTACCGTCATACTGGTTCGGCACTTCCATCGTTACCGTTCCGATCTGAATCTTGTAAGCATCCCAAACCTTGTCAACATAAACTGTTCCGCTTTCCTGCGTCCAGTACTTGTAATTGTTGTATCCATCAATTGCGTTTTTAAGCAACAGAAAAGCTGAGTACACAGATGGATTCCTTCCCTGTGTATCAGCTCCGTGTGTAACCAGTGCATCGCTGTTGTTCGTGCAATCTGCAAAAAAGGATAAAGCTCCTTCACACGTAACTTTTTTCTGATTCCAGATGTCCGTATCAATCGCAATAATTCTTCCTTGCCAGATTGAGTTTGTCGTATAAGTTCCACCTTTATAAACAAATATCATTGTCCTCAGCATATCGTCATCAAGATAGCTGTAGCATTTGTTTACAGGTGGCACTGTAAAGGTCAGAGAACCGCCTTCCGAATCCTCCATTTCAAGCACAGGATTAATCAGCGTATATGCTTTATCCTGTATCCTGTCATCGTAGATAAGATCGTCCTCAAGAACAATACTGTACATCAGAGCCTCCCTGTACGGAAGGTGATGTCAATTGTTCCGTAGCCTTTATATTTCAGACGTGTTGTCGTAACATCAAACACAAGACCGCTGTTGCTGTCTGTCTGTGAGGTTGAATACGATTTCTTGCCGTTCCATGTTTTGGTAAATGTCGAGTACGTCCAGATATCGATTGCTTTTCCGCTGTCAACATTCACCTTTATGACAGGATTAACAGCCATATCACCGACAATTCCGTTCAGATTTTCAATGTATTTCCAGTCATCAGAACTTGTTTCCATCCCGTAAAAAAGAGACTTCTGGATGATTCCGTCCTCAAAAGAAAAAGGATCCCATAACCAGTCGTCCGTGCTCTGTAATATACTGTATTTAAACGGCTCAAGGTTGTACTTGATAGTTATATCAGCCCAGTCCTTTGTCCCCTTAAACTTGTTTTCTGTAAGTTCGAATCGCCCTTGATAATAGTATTGCGGCTCATCCTCCAGCGTCAGTTTTCTGTATCTCCCATGCAGATAAGAAGCAATATCGTTTCTCCGTTTCATGACAGAATCAAATTCTGGAGAATCAACAAGTCTGAATTTCAGCGAATCTTTTCTGTTTTCGTAAAGAGGATAACCTCGCAAAGCTGTCGTGTAATCAAGCTCGCCGTTCGTTCCTTCAAGATTAATTGTTTTTTCCTTCAGTTCTGCGTTTACGATAAACGGTCTTTTAATCGGAATCATGTGCCAGTCATCCCATGTGTTTTTACTCCCAAAAATGCATGAATGCAAGTTCCTTGAGATGTCGCTCATATTCCTCTAGCCCTCCGTGTCGCATTCAGTCCGAGCTGTCTGTCCATTCCGTCAGACAATCCGCCGACCATTGCACCTGTGTCTAATACCACGTTCATTCCGAGTATTGCACCCTTGAGGGAAGAAATCTCGCTTGCAAGGCTTGCATACTGGTTGCTACCGTATGACGCACTAGCATCAATCGTTCCGAATGCATCCATTGTTCCTTCTGACAAATCATCAATTGCCTTGTAAACACTGTCTGCGTTTGCCGTGATACCGACAGCCATTCCTTCTGGTATGAATTTACCGATTGAATCTCTCATCAGCTTGGAAGGTGACGCAATTCCAAAAAAGCTCTTTACCGAATCAAAAGCACTCTTTGCAAATCCCATCAGTGTAGATGCAATCTGACCGCCAGCTCCTTTGATTCCGTTAACGATTCCGCTGATAATATTTGAACCGAGAGACGACCATGAAAAGCCGCTCTTGAATGTCGTGATTATGCTCTGACCAAGATTTCTGAAAATATTAACAGGCAACATGATCAATGCCTTAAATCCGTTCGCAATCATGGTCAGCACTTGGCTTCCAAGATTAATCCAGTTGAAAGCTGAGAATACAGATATAATAGCCGTGATAATATTGCCAGCATTTGAAATTAAAACAGGAATACTCTGGATTAATCCAACGCCGAACTGAACAAGCAGAGTGAATGCTGTTGCGATGACTTTTGGCACGTTGTCATTAATCATTCGGCAAACCTCTGTAATAATCTGAGGAACATACTCGATCAAAGTCGGTAATGCATTTATGATTCCTGTTCCAAAGTTTGCAATAAGCTCAAGACCAGCATCAACAATCAAGCCAAAATTTTCTCTGATCATCTCGACAAAATCGAGAAGCATCGGAAGTGCGTTTTCCAGAAGTTCTGGAACGCCTTCGACAAGTCCTTCACCGAATGAACGTAACAGCTCAATACCGCTTTCTACGAACATCGGAAAGTTTTCCATAAAGTAGTTGTATACGGTCTGTGCAACCTCAACAGCCGCATTTGCAATACTCGGAATTGCTTTCACAAAACCGCTTGCGACAGCTGTCACCAGTTGCATTCCTGTCTCGATATATTTCGGTACTCCTTCAAGAAGTTTACCAAGTCCGATATCCAAATAACGTGAAAAAGTATCGAAAGCACCAGATATTCCGTTCCTCTGGAACGCCTGTGTCATTCCAGAAATTGCTCTTGTCCCGAACTGTACGAAGTCACGAAGTGACGGCGTGAGTCCGTCCGATACGGCAATCTGAGCACCTTCCAAAGCCGACTTAAACAAAGTAATATCACCTTGAAGGTTGTCGAGCTGTACATTCGCCATATCTTTCGCCGCACCTTCTGAGTTGCCGATCTTTTCTGCAAGCTCATCCCACGCTCCTGTTGCGTTGTTCATCAGTGCTGGCACAGACTTTAATGTAGCCGCATCAAATATCTGAGACAGCTGTGCGTTTTTAGCTTCTTCTGACATTCCGTCAAGCGACTGATTTAAATCAATCAATACATCCTGTAACGGTCTTGCATTTCCTTCTGCATCATATGCAGATACGCCAAGTTTCGCCATCGCTTTTCTTGCTGAGTCTGTCGGCTGATACAGGTTTTTCAGAGTTCGTGAAAGTGCGTTGCCAGCTTCAGAAGCGGCAAAGTTGTTGTTTCCTAAAATACCGAGTGCAACGGTCATATCCTGCATCGATTGTCCTGTGGTATTTGCCATACCCGCAACGGTTGACAATCCCTCACCGAACGAAGCAACATCACCTTTTGCCGATGATGCCACAACGGCAAGTTTATCTGCTATAGTAGCCGCATCAAGTGTCTCGTTACTGAAACCAGCAATAATACCTGTCGCATAGTCAGCCGCCTGTGCAATACCTAGACCGCCAGCCGCCGCCATGTTCAATACAGCTGGCAGAGTCTCCATCTGCTGTTCCGCATTGTATCCAGCCATTGCAAGAATGTTCATTGCATCAGCCGCTTCGGATGCCGAGAATGCTGTGGTACGACCCATCTCCTGTGCAAAGTCACGAAGCTCTCCGATCTGGTCAACGGTTGTTCCCATCGTAGCCGCTACCTGTGACATAGCTGAGTCGAATTTCATGCCAGTATCAACTGAGCTTTTTGCAAATGCGGCGACAGCAACTTCAGCCGCCCCGAATGCGGCGGTTGCAAGTTTGCCTACCTTTTTCATTCCGCCCCCAAACCCTTCG